TAGGAGTCTTCGCACCGTTCGGTCGCACTAAGTAGGAGGTAAAATGGGATACTTTGCTCGGTCACTTGAGGCAAAACTGAGGACGCTCAAGAAAGAACAGGGAGCAAAGCCTAAGCCCATTAGGAAGCAAAAGGTAGAGCCAGGGGATAAGGTTCCAATTTCCTCTGGCTCTATCGATCAGCTTCAGCGTGGTGCATATCAATTCTTTTGGAGGAAAAATAAATGAGAACTGAACTCAAGATCATTTCAAGCAAGGGTGACAGCTTCCTCATCAAGGACCCCATCAAGGCTAATGGAGATGACGAGTTCGTCTACATCGAATCCAACAATGGGGGCCATCCGACCTTCGATAAGGTAGCTCGGGATAGGAGCATCACCATTCTCTTGTGGAGTGACAATGGCGTCAGAGCCAACCCAAGCGGGGACTAGCGTAGGGTATCGCTCGATGAACAACCATGCCAACGTATTCACCTGTCAGGACTTCACTGAGGGCGAGTGCTGTCAAGGTTGTCATCAGGCAGGATACGTCATCGCTATATATCCTTGGTCTGTCTATTCAGAGGGCTACAAGGACAAGATGCCGGACCTCTCGATGGGACTCCGGGGTGAGGTCTGTTGTCGGAAGTTCCATGCAGTTCGCCAGCTATCAAGAGCATGGTGGATAAGGAGGTATTGTGCCAAGCAAAAGTGGAGCGAAGCCGACACGGAAAGGCTCGTCCAAGCGACCCCGGAAACCTACTCTCGTATCTCTGGAGAGCTCGCCTCAAAGTATTTCCCAGCATTCGGAGGAGGAGCCAAATCCCAGCGATCTTCGACGCCAGCTACTCGATCTGCTCCACGAAGCAAACCCACAGGGAGCGGATGTCCTAGCTGCGGTGGCAAGTGGGACGGTGTTGTCTGCAACAATTGCGGATACGCATGAGGCGCATCTCCAGCTACATCGCGCCCTCATAGACCACATTAGGGACATGGAGCCACGGTTTCCCATAACTGTTCGGCAGGCGAACGCTTTACTTATCGAGCTGGAGCGAGAGTGGATCAAGGACAAGGACGTCGTAACCGCCTTGCTGAGAGAGATGAGAATCTGGCTGGCTATGTTGTCGAATGGACACTATTGATCCTCATAGTCGGGATGATAATCCTCCACTTTTTCGGGTGACTTAATGTGCGCACTCTGTGAGAAGATTAAAATCGTCAAGGACATCCTCAAAGGCTACTTCACCGACGAGGAGCTGGAGGAGATGTCCAAGAGCATCGGGCTTGAGGGGTGGAATGTAAAGGGGACTCGTCTTTCCCTCTATCTCATGGCCGTCGTGGAGTTGTGTGTGGAGCAGGGATTGGACCCACTCACCATCCATGACGGGGTGCATGTCGCCATCATGAGGGATGCCCTCAAGCGGCAATACGAGGAAGCATATCCGGATCGAGATCATACATTGAAAGAGAGGTTGGAAGGATATGAAAGCTAAGATCAAGCGGCAACCACCAGCAAAGGGCGGTCGTCAACCGCTCTCACCATGCGTGCTCCACTCGATCGACAACGAGTTGATCAGGCTGTCACGTATCTACGGAGTCACGAAGTCGTGGGTTGTTTCCACGATCCTCGCAGACGCATTCAACATCAAGGAGCAGCCTTCCTTTTACGGAGAAGCTAAGCTCCGCCGCATCAAGTAGTCGTCAACCTAAGGAGTCGTCAAAATGTTAAATGGAGCATCGGTGCATTGGACGCAGAAGCCTGAGAATCGTCTCAAGCTCAAGAGAGTTTTGAAGCAGGCCGCGGTAGCCAAGAGAGCGAAAGACAAGCTCTCCAAGGCTGAGCGCATCGTCAAGAAGCAAGTGAAGGCCAAGAAGATTGTCCCCACTGCTGAGGATGAAGCAAGCATCATCGTCAACGGCTGGAAGCTGACCCTTGGCCCCGGCAGGATAAAGATAGAGCAATCATGAGAACCATCGCCCTCGACTCGCAGATTCTCAACACTCTCCAGAACTGTGGCCGCAAGTTGAAGATGGAGTTCGTCGACAACTGGCGTCCCACCGAGAAGGCTGAAGCTCTGGAGAAGGGGGATCTAATCCACAAGATGTTCGCCACCTATTACAGAGGCAGGAGGGAGGGCCTCGACAAGCAGGATCAGTCACATGCCCTCCTAATTGCCAGGGCTATTGCAGAGGCGCGCGAAGCTGCCCTCCCAATGAGCCTCTCCATCGCTACGGTAGAGGAGGACATTAAGCAGTTCAAGGAGAACATCCTCTACTGGCAGCGAGATGGCTGGAAGGTCTTGGAGGTGGAGCAGTCCTTCTCCAAGGTCTTGTTCGAGAGACCTGATACCTCAGAGCGTGAAGGCTTTCGAGTCCTTTACGAGGGGATCATCGACTTGGTTGTGGAGCATCCTTCCCCTCACGGTATATTTATCGTGGACCACAAGACGGCATCGAGGAAGAGCACTCCATACAAGGTGACGAACCAGTTCATGGGTTACGCATGGGCGCTCAACCTGAATCAAGTGATCATCAATCGTGTAGGATTCCAAAAGAGCCTCTCCGCGCAGGAGCGATTCCAGAGGATATTCCTCAACTACGAACGGGAGCTTATCAAAGAATGGGTCCAGCAGGCTGTCTACTGGGCTCATGTCCTCGTCGGTTACATGGACAACGGTTACTTCCCTCCTAACTATACCTCCTGTGACAAATACTCAGGATGTATCTTTCAGCAGGTGTGCGCGACTATCCCACAGGTAAGGGATTTCAAACTCCAATCATTCTACTTCCAAGGAGATCCGTGGTCGCCCCACACGAGGGACAAGAAAAAGGGAGAGGAGGCAGACGATGTCGAGACCGAGATGGGGACATAACGTTCATAAATACATGCGGGTCTCTTTCAAGTCGAAGAAGAAGGGTGGAGAGGAGACAATCCTGTGGAGGTGCACACTCCCGAACTGCCAGCACTACCTCGTCGACCGGATGGTTCTGGGAAAGCTCTGCCTCTGCAACAGGTGCAACGATGAAGTCTTCGAAATGAAGCACGCTCACCTCGCCAGGAAGAAGCCTCATTGCCTGAAGTGCACCAAGGACATCTTCGACAATTTCAAGGGGAACAAAGACAGGAAGGAAGGTCCAAGCATCACCGACATCCTAGCGAATCTGGATTCTCTCATCAAGCCACAGGAGAAGTAATGCCAAATACATACGACATTGTCCTAGGAGGCAGGTTGATGTGCCTGTTCATCTCGGACAATGGGAATGGGAAGACGGTCGCAGCCGCTAGTTTCCCAGGCCCAATCAAATTCTTCGATTTCGACGGGAGGATGCAGCCTGTCAAGCTGTTCTATCCCCGGAGAAGGGACATCACCTATGACATCGTCGGTATGGAGGCGCAGAGACCACAGGGAGGATTCCCCGGTTGTATCTCCTTCATGCAGTTCGCTGAGGAATTCGAGGGTCTCCAAGATAGGTGTCCGTGGGGCACCGTAGTTGTGGACTCTATAACAGCATTGACAGCTACGTCGGTAGGGTTCCAGCTCGGCATCAAAGCTAAGGAGGGGAAGGGCAAGAAGCTCTCCTCAGGTATCCAGGTTCCGAGTTGGGATGAATTCAATGGGGAGACTTCTGTCGTTCAACAGATACTTGACGTGGCAAAGATCCTCCCCTGTCATGTCATCTTCACAGCCCACCCCGTTGACAAGAGTATTGACGCTGGGGGAGGCACACTCAAGAAAGCTCGCAGCATTGCAGCATACGGAACGAAGACTCCAAGTCTCGTCCCTATCTACTTCAACGAGATCTACCAGTTCGGAGTTGAGCCACCGTCGGCTCCCGGACAACCGGCTCAGAGGTTCATCCTGACCCAGCCGACCGGGAAAGACATGGCGAAGACCGCCCTTCCCCTTCCTCCACGTATTGACATTACGGGCAAGCCGTTGTATCCTATCTTAAAGGAGATCTGCAACGCCCACAATCTCAAGCTGGATGAAAAGGAGGAGGCAGAAAGGAGCAAGGAGTCAGTAGAACCAGTAGCCAGTATCAAGTAACCAGTCCCAACAACAAGGAGAGTAGACAATGGCAATTCGCATGAACATCACCCCCTCGGACGTGAAGGCTCAGAAGCTGGTCCGTCCGGGTTGGTATCCCGTCGAGATCAAGGAGGTCAAGTCGGAGTTGGCCTCGGACAAGTCCTCCTACAACACCCGCGTGGATATCGAGGGTCTGGAGGGTGACGCCGCCGGAGTCCCCGTCCCCACGTGGTTCTCTGAGAAGTTCGCTCAGGGAGCCATCCCCTTCGTGAAGGCCACGGGAGGCCGTGTCTCGGAGGAGGAGGGCGTGGACCCCGACTACGACTTCGAGGCGCAGATCGGGAAGAAGGTCATGGCTCACATCGTCACGAGCCGTGGAAAGAGCGGGACGGACAAGCCGCGCAACCAGATCGACGACTGGGCTCCTCTCCAGGCTGTGACCAGCTCGGAGCAGCTCCCCAACGTCGCCGGATTCGATAGCTAGGTTCTCGCCGGGGTAGTGGCTGACATGTAATGGTGCCTAGTATTCGCGGCCATCGTGAACGCGGCTAGGAAAACGTGGGTTCAAATCCCATCCCCCGGCATTTTCATCAACCGGATCAGGAGTCTAACGTGAACAACTTTTGGGAGAAGCGCACCATGACCGAGAAGGACAAGCAGCAGGCCGAGCTCGAAAAGGAAGAGGCCATCGAGAAGGGTGAGATCGAAGACGATAGCATTGAGGCTGATGACGATGACGATGACGATCCTCTCGGTCTGGAAGATGACGATGAGGACGATGACGACGACGATGATGACGAGGAAGACGAAGATCTCGTTCAGTAGCTAGGGTGTGGCCCAGGGCTGAGTCCGTGTCTGTGGTGGGGTCGGGGTCTCGATCCTCTGCCACTTGGACGGCCCTGGGCTACTTTTCGGAGGTAAATGTGAAGATACCTATCGAGCAAGTTTCCTACGAGAAAACAGAGGATTCCGACGACCTGAAGGCAGACCTTGAGAATATCTCATCTTCCCTTAAGGAAGTCGGGTTAAGCCACCCTATAATTGTTCGTCCGGCGAACGGTTCCTACTCGCTTGTCTCTGGTGAGAAGCGTCTGAGGGCAGCAGAACTCGCAGGATGGAAAGAAATTGAGGCAGAGATCCGTGAAGTCTCAGAAATCCAGGGTAAGATCATCCAAACTCATGAAAACCTTAAACGACACAATCTCCCTTGGTGGGAGGAAGCCGCCCTCATCCAAGCCCTCCACGCCTTCCGACAGTCCGAGCACGGAGAAGGCCAAAGTGGAAGGCCCAAACGTGACGAGCCGAAGAAAACCGGGTGGGGCATACGCGATACTGCTATCGAACTTGGAAAATCGCTTGGACCAATTGCAGAAGATCTCCAGCTCGCTCGGGCGGTCCAGCTTGACCCTTCTCTCCGAAACATTAGAGATAAAAAGACAGCTATCCGGCTTGTCCGAATTGCTGCGCAGCGACACCAGGCTGAGGAAGAAGCAGGACTGGGAGGAGGAGCAGGAGATTTCGCAGTTAACCAGACCTATCTCGGAGATTCAGCCTCCATCCTCTCCCAATTCCCCGCCCAGAGCATCGACCATTGCATCACCGACCCGCCGTGGATCAAGTTCTTCGACGAAACACTCACGCTAGACAAGAGGACCCTCCCTGTCCTTGAGCAGGTCTACCGAGTGCTTCGTCATGACGGTTTCCTGTTCATGTTCTGTGGCTTCGACGACCTTTCCTACTACTGTGGATTTGACCGCAGAGACAATAAGACCGGGGATCTCATTCACACAAATGGGGAGCTAGAGAGGTTAGGCTTCAACATCTCCAAAAGTCCCATGATCTGGCACAAGCTCAACTCCATGAGCCGCCGAGGTGTGAGGTCGTGGGAATACGACAGGAACTACGAGCTAGGGATCATCGCGACCAAGGGCTCTCCAGCAATGACAGCTCCGACGGTGAGTAGCGCGGTCAAGACGTTCCCTGTGGTGCCGCCGGTCAAGCTCATCCACCCGAACGAGAAGCCAGTGGAGCTTCTGAAGGACATCATTAACGACCTGACCTACGAGGGGAACATCATCCTTGATCCCTTCGGTGGGTCTTTCGTGACTGCCGTCGCAGCCAAGGAATCCAAGAGGCGTTACGTAATCTGTGAGCGAGATAAGAAGTTCTATGATGCTGGCCGCAAGCGTCTAGGCTTCAAGGAGTAGCAATGCGTATTGGAGTCTTAGTTTACATCTCCGGGCCAATTACACCCAAAGAGGAGTTCATGGCGGAGGAGAACGTCATTGAAGGCTTGAAGATGCACCTCAAGCTCACCGAAATGGGTATCCCCTCCCACTGCCCAATGCTCGTAGGTGGCTACCCTTCTGCCTGGCTGGTGGATTGGGAGGATTGGATCGCTCTGGACTTTGCGATCATCAACCGATGCACTCATGTGCTCCTTCTCCCTCGCTGGCTAACCAGTAAGGGCGCGCTCGAGGAGAGGGACTACGCTATCACAAAGGGGATTCCTATAGCGGAGAGCCTGGATGAGCTGGTGAAAATGCTCGAGGAAAGCGATGCTCGGGCAAAGGGTTGAGGGCCACGGGGCCACCGATGCCAAGATCGTGATCGTCGGGGAGGCACCCGGAAAGGACGAGGAGGAGGAAGGGAGGCCATTCGTCGGTCCCTCAGGGAGGCTACTGAACGAGTGGTTGAAGCAGGCTGGGATTAACCGGCACGACTGTTACGTCACTAACGTCGTGAAGTATCGGCCTCCTTCCAACAACCTAAAACGGCTTGGAGAAATCGGCCATACGATTGAGGAGGGAATCCCTCAGCTGTGGCAGGAGATAGGCCAGATAAATCCTAATGTGATCCTGGCCCTAGGAAACCTCTCTCTCAAGGTGCTAACAGGTAAGGGTTCTGGCTTCTCTGGGATTCTGAAATACCGGGGTTCCATACTCCCTTCCTCCCACCTCGATTGCAAAGTCGTGCCCACGATCCACCCGGCTGCCTTCCTCCACTCCGAGGGTGAGGGAGCTAAGGGTGCGATGAAATACCAGATGAGGTATGTAGTCAACTACGACCTCCTCAGGCTGAAAGAACAGAGCCTGTTCAGACGGTATTCCCCACCTAGTCGGAATCTAGAAATCGTGAGGAGCCCCATCCAGCTCCAACGATTCCTAGATCTCTACGCGGATAAGAAGATCGTCTCAGTTGACATCGAGACGCTCTATGGGATACCCATCTGTATCGCTCTGGCCTTCAACGAATGGCACGGAATCTCCCTACCATTCTTTGACCTTATGTCATGGCAAAATCTGGAGGGGATCTCCCGAACTGAACTCTCCGTAATGATCAAGATCCTAGCCACGTTCTTCGCTAGAAAAGACATCAAGGTCATTGGGCAGAATTTCAAGTTCGATCATTCCAAGCTGGAGGACATCTCAGGGATCAAGATCGCCAACGTCCATTGCGACATCATGTTCCTGGCTCACACCCTCCATTGTGAGTTCGAGAAGTCCCAGGCATTCCTTGCATCCCTGTATACCGAAGAACCCTACTACAAGGACGAGGGGAGAGAGTTCGATTGGAAGAAGGACAATGTAGACAGGCTCCTCCTTTACAACGCTAAGGATGCCGTAATCGCCTTCGAGATCTACCTTCGGTTAATGGAGGCGTGTAAGGAGCTGGTAGTTCCTGGGTTCCCAAACTGGCTCGACGACTTCTTCTTCGGTTATGTGATGAAGTTGCATAACTTCTATAAGGATATGGAGGAAGTGGGCCTTGCGGTGGACAATACGAGGAGGAAGGAGCTCGTAAACGAATACGACGACAAGATCAAATTCGCGCAACACGAACTGAATACGATAGCAGGCTGGGAAGTCAATGTAAGCTCTCCGAAGCAGGTTCAACTTCTACTCTATAGACAGTTCAAACTGCCATTAAGGAAGGGCGTCGATGAAGATACACTGGTCGCTCTCGAAGCAAACATCGCCAAGCTCCCAGAGCACAAACGAGCAATCAACCTCATCGGGATCATTCGAGGTTTACGAAAAGCAAAAGGGACATACTTTGAAGCTAAACCTGACTACGATGGCAGAATGCGAACTTCTGTCCGAATTTGTGGGACTGAAACCGGGAGAACAAGTAACAGTATCCTTAAACCTCCACTTCGACCCACAAAAGTAGGGTTGGCCTTCCAGACCATGACGAAACATGGTGAGATCGGAGCCGAGCTGCGCTCCTATTTCACCGCCGATCCCGGTTATGACTTCGTCGAAGTAGATCTTTCACAAGCAGAGGCCAGGATCGTAGCTCACTTGGGACGTGATGAAAAGACCCTTAAACTATTCGCAGATAAGGTTGACATCCATAAGCTCACAGCCTCTTGGATATTTGGGACACCCCCTGAGAAAGTCACTACAGAGCTTAGGTTTATCGGAAAGACTACTCGGCACGCTGGAAATTACGACATGGGCAAAAGGAGGCTCATGCAGATTGTTAATACTGACGCCAAAAAGTTCAAGATTGGCATCAGCATTAGCGAGTGGCGTGGTGGTCAAATCCTGGACAAATTCCATAGCTTCTGTCCTAGCATCCGTAAGGTGTTCCACACTGAGATCAGAGAGGCGCTTGACCAAAACGACCGTGTCCTTGTCACTCCTTTCGGGAGATACCGAAAATTCTTTGACAGGTGGGGAGAAGATCTATTTAGAGAGGCTTATGCTCACATCCCCCAGGCCACAGTCCCTGATCATCTACGACGAGCTGGACTCCGTGCCCTCGACCGATATCGAGAAGACAAGATTACGCCTTATTTCATCGGAGGCAAAACTCCTTTCGTTATTGAGGCCCACGACGCCTTCCTTGCGCTTGTGCCACACGAATACGTCGGACGATACATCGAAATCCTGAACGAGGAGTTAGAGAGACCGATAGACTTCACCAACTGCACCCTTTCACGAGGGCCGCTTGTCATCCCGGCGGAGGCAAAGGTCGGGAGGAATTATAAGGAGTGTAAAGTAAAGGGTTGCCCCGGCTGCGAGGGGATGCACGATTACATTTTGAGGGCTGCATGACCTGGATAGAACACCTCCTAAAGGCTACAAAGGAGAGCGAATCTCCCAGGAGGTATTACTATTGGGCAGGTCTGAGTGCGATCGCAGGGGTGGTCAAAAACAACGTCTACCTAGACAAATTCTACTATAAGCTGTATCCGAATATCTACGTGCTGCTTATCGGGAAGTCAGGTATCCGTAAGGGACCACCAGTGGCCCTGGCAAAAAGGTTGGTGAGTGAGGTCGGGAATACCCGCGTGATCTCTGGGAGAGCCTCGATTCAAGCTATCATCTCGGCGTTGCGAAATACGCACACCACAGATAATGGCGGCCCTCCGGTGACAGATGCTGCGGGATTCCTGACAAGCTCCGAGTTTGCCAGCTTTATCATCCAGGACCAACAAGCACTGACGATCCTCACGGACCTATACGATGGTGATTACAATCCTGAATGGGTGAACTTAACCAAGGGATCAGGAGCCGAGAAGCTCAAGAATCCCTGCTTAACAATGATAGGAGCGAGTAATGAAGTTCATTTCCGAGAGGCTGTCCCAGACAATGCTCTCGGTGGTGGTTTCGTTGCGCGCACCTTCATTATTCACGCGGATAAGAAGTCCACAATCAACTCGTTAACCACAGCACCAAAGGAGACCATATCAGTTCCAAAGATGGCAGAATACCTGAGGATCTTGGGGAAGTTGAGAGGACCGTTCTCATTCTCCGACCAAGCCAAAGCGTTCTATGACGACTGGTATACTGATTTCTCGGGGAACGAATATGTCGATACAACAGGCACAATCGACAGACTCCATGACCACATCCTAAAAGCAGGAATGCTTATCTCCCTCTCCAGAAAGACGAATCTGGTGATGGAGCTGGATGACATTCAGGAAGCTATCTCCGCTTGCCAAGATTTCGTGCCGGGAGCGCGACGTGTGGCAATGGGTGGAGGGAAATCGGTATCAGCTCCGGGGACTGCCATCCTCTTGAAGGAGCTTTTGGCAAGAAAGGAGCATAACTATTCGATAAGCAGAGTAAAGCTACTCCAGAAACACTGGAGTTATTTTGACGCTTTTGAGCTGGACCGCATCGCGGAGAGCTTAGAGGCGCAAAAGGCTATTACTCAAAAGTTGGTAACTAATGGGAGCGGACAGAGGGAACTCTACTACGCTCTATGCCCCGAGGTTATTGAGAACTACACCAAAATGAAGAAGGAATGAAATGCGAATAGAACTAAAAGGAAGGGACTACCAGACACTCCACACCACAGATATACCGGACTTCCCGGAGGCTCCAGGTGTGGTATTGTGGGGGACACGCATCTTTGGCTATACTGCAACCGCTGATGCGTATCCCCGAGTAGATGGACAACCAACTCACATTTATCAGGAGGCAGAACCTTACGCGCTCTCTAGCGAGTCACGTTCGAACGCCTGACAGAGGTTCTCTTGGTTTGGGAGGTCTCACTCGCAGGCTTCCCAAACCCGAGATTGTTCTCAAACCAGCGCGCACCAGGAGACTCGGTAAATGGTGCCCACGGTTCTGTCAACGTCTTGGTAATGGACCACTCCGGAATAGGAGAGACTCCCTGTAGCGCTCTCGGTCCTGCCGTTAGAGAAGCGCCCATAAGCATAGGAAGCGCATAGGGTCCAGCGAGGGCAGATGCCAAAGCTAGAGTCTCCGGATCATCCGTTAATGCACCCGCTCCAGCTCCAGCAGCTATAGATCCTCCATACACCAACTTATGCTTCTTCCCGCGAGTTAGACCCTGACCAAGTTGGTTGAAGGGGGTCGTCTTGAATGGGACCAGCAGCTTACCAAGTGGAGTGTTCAGTGGTTTCCACTTAGCAACCGGATTGGACTCAGTGAGGAGGAGTTCCTTAGCTGCTGCCTCCGAAAGACCAGAACGCATTAGGGAGTTGGTAGCTGCATAATCCGCCGCGCCCATCGCCCTGCCAGGAATATTGAATCTTCCAAATCCAGCCTGCAATGTGGGATTGTGTCCCTGCTGCCATCCTGTCTTGAGATCCCTCCCAATGGACCTGAAGTCCGTAAGAGCCTTGAGAGGTCGTAAAGTGCGTCCCTCCGCCGATGCTGCAATGTGAGCACCGACGTTACCGAGGAGCGATTTAGGGAGCGCAAGGCCAGAGAGCATGGAGGTCATGCGGGCCTGATCTGCTAGGTTCCCGACATCTCCTATGGCCTTCTTGATGACTTGCGGATTGAAGTTTATAGCTCCGGTCTCGTCCTCCGCTAACCTCCTGAGCCTATCACCAACTTCAGGACCCCCACCTTCTGCAGCACCCTCGACCTGATCTATTGGTCTATCGGGCAGCTTGCGTGGTTCACCTCTTGAAGCCCTCGCCTGATCATCGAGCCATCGCTCGTAATCGTAGCTCTGCTCACCGTTGGGAAGATTCTGCTCGGGAGCATCCGGGTTGTCCACATCCCAACGATCGGTAGCAGGCTCGTCAAACCGATTGGGATTTCGAGCCTCATCTAGTTCTGCTCGGAGGCGCTGTAATGCTCGCTCTCTCCTCTCAGGTGGGCCATAGATGCTAGGATCTCGACCCTCTGCTATGGCACGTTCTCTTGACTCCATCCGACGGGTCTCGTTCTGCTCCGCATTACTAAGTTCACCCTCTAGCCTGGTCACCCTAGCATGACGCTCATGTTCTTCTGGTGTCAGATTCCCTCGACCACGACTTGGTTGTGGAGTCAGGTCATAATCTATGGGATTGCCCTCTCCCCTAGACTGAGCTATGGTTTGCCGAAGTTGATCATCGGTTATATCCTGGAGCCCTGCTGCATCCAGTTGCCGACGAAGCCGCGCGATAGTATCCTCTATTGGAGGCCGACCAGTTTGCCTGTCGATGGACTCCTGAAAACTAGCAGCCATCTCAGGAGAGACACCAGGATGCATTGCACCTGATCTCGGTGTAGAATAGCGTTGGCCACGTTGAGGACGAGGAGGAGGCGGGAACATGGCATCAAGCTCCTCCACCGTCTTGCCAGTTCCACGAGTTACGAGTTTAGTGATGTAGTTTCTGGTATCACCCGATATCGAAGTCGATGGTCCCCTCACTCCTAGATCGTCCATCAGATGCAACGTGGTCTTGTGCATCGCCTTTCCCATAAGAGGAGATCCCTTAAGGTTTGGGTCACGACCAAAGCTGGAGATACCCCAATCACCATGTCGCGTCTTGGTGAGTTCAGCTACGATTATGGGTTTTCCCTTGGGGTCACGATAAACTACGTGCTTGTAATAAGGGTCGTCCGGGTTAGCCACTTGGAGTCCAGGACGAGTGGGATCTACATCATGCTCTGTCAGGAGGTTCTCAGCAAACCCACTGTGGACCTCACCGGGTTGTGCCTCCTGAAGCCGTCTCCATGCCTCGTAGAAATCCTCCTCCTTGACGTTCTTGAACTTGATAGCCCCTTCCTCATTCTCAAGGAGCCGCTGGAGCCTATCCTTAAGATTGTATTCAGGACGGTCCAGGAAGTCGAAATCGCTATCACCTGGGTCAATCACCTTCTGCTCGATATTCCGACCAACCGCTCCTGACTCCGACCGCAAACGAGCGAGAGGCCCAGTTCCCACATTACGGGTCCTAGGCTGTTCCTTTTTACGCTGGAGGATCGTCCTAGCATCCGAGAGATCCATCGCCTCGCCACGATCTACCATCCCCTGGAGGTAGTCACGAGTAGCATTCTGCTTGGTGACATTCGGACCCTGGGGTTTGGGTTGCTCGATGGTCCCAGCAGCTTCCTGTTCCCTCAAAGCTAATTCTCTTTGAGCAGATTTATTTCCCCGAGAAGCCTGTGCCCCTACTGCCTCATCCGAAGCCTGAGCGAGGGGCCGCGCACCAGAAGCTACTCTTGTAGAAGGAGCAGTTTCAACTGGGGGAGGAGGATTCCTCTGAACTTCCTCTAGGGTAGCTCGAAGTTTTTCCTCCATCGTAGGAGCTTTAACGACGGGACTTGGTTTTGGTTTTGGTTGAGGAGCCGGAGGAGGGTTTCGTGGCGCGACCTTGACCGTGACCTTTGGTTCTTTATCGAGGATACGACCAGCCTTCACTTCCTTGACGGACATGCCGGTCCTACGAGCAGTTTCCTCGACCCCGTATTCCTGAACCATCTGGGCAACGCTCTTGGTCCCGGGAGGAGCTGGAGCAGGACGAATCCCACGCTCCGTTACTGTCCCAAGGCGAGGATTCCGAGGCGCAACTGGTCCAATAGCACCCTCCATATTCTGAAGGTCCGGCTCGTAGGCTACTCCACCTTTGTAGCGCTCTGGGACCATAGCCTCGAATGCAGCCTGAGCATCTGAGGTCCGACCCATACCTGCTGATACTGGAACAGGTCTCCCAGCTTCCACGGTCCCTAGACGAACCCCACCAAACCTCTCAGATGGAATTCCAGGAACTCCTCCATAGAAGTTGGGAGGGGGAGGCACAGGAACACCAGAAGAAGCACTCGGTCCCATCGACCATGCTGGCGTCCCAGGTCCAGTCTGCTCAGGAATTCCAACAGGTCGTCGACCAGGATTCCTGTATGGAGATGCAACAGAGGTATCTCCAGGTATCCCAGGAGGATTTGAGAACCCACGTAAACTAGTGGGTGCCTCCGATGCACGGGGGATGTTCATCGCAGTCGTCTGCTGAAAATCTGTGATCTTCGGCTTGACCCTGGGAGCAAACATCTCCGCTTCGCGCACCGCATTTGCAGCACCCTTGACGGCAGGCTTGGCGTATTTTCCAACAATCGGGAGGGCCGCTAAAGTCAAGTCGAATCCAGCGCGCCCCGCTTTGGTAGCTCCAGACCTAGCCTTAGATGGATCAATAGCCTGCTCCACAACCGACTGGACTCCAGGATCGAATACGTTACCAGCCGCCTGGAGAGGGTCACTGAAGAATCCACCGAATGCAGAACCCGCGCCCTCCTTGAATCCCTCAACGGAGGCTTTGAACCCCTCCGGGGTCTGCATGTTTCGATAGATGTCGTAGGGAGATCGAATGAGGCTTTTTAGTGCTCCCCCAACCTCCTGAGCTCGTTCGCCATACCCACTGGCAAATTCGCTAATGGAGGGACCCCAACCCCCAGCAGAGGCAGGAGAAGGGGGAGCATTCCTAGCCGCCATCCTAGCCCGACGAGCTTCTGCCCTAGAAGTAGGTCCAGGCATTACTCACCTCCCCTTCGTCTATTGAGGATTTCATTCATAACATCCTGGATCTCTGCCTCTAGGTCCGCCTGTTCTTCTGCGGAGAGGGTATTGAAGTAACCATTCCCTCGGCGCCCTAGCATTGGACCATAGGTGGGATCTGCAAGGAGTTGTGTCTCAGCTTCTTTCCTCGCAGCCGTTGTGCTACCAGCAGGGATAAATGAGTCAGCTGAGGAGTCTTGTGGGTTAAGAGCCCTATACACAGACGCTCCAGCAGTTGCCTCCTGAGCCGCTACGCTCCTGGGCCTGAGTTGCTGGTCGAGGGCGAGCTGACCTTGAGCTACTCCAAGCTGGCCACGAGAGGTTTGAGCAGAGAATCGAGCAACCTCATTCTGAGCATCCTGGACCGTCTTAGCAGGAATGATCCTACCAGTGATAGGATCGTCCGGGTTATTCCTGTTCTGGACGATGAAGCCACCCTGGACAGGAGTGTAGACATAATCCTGTTTGGAGGCATTCCTGAGCGCGGCTTGAGCGGAAGTAGCACGAGCATTGGCAGTCGTCGCTCCCTGCTCAATGGTTGCTTTATCCTTGATTTTTGTTTGCTCGAATTTATCGTAGTCAAGGCCCATCTGGTAAGCCTTGTGCATGGCGTCGAGTTCGGACCTCTTGCTTGCCTCCTCCATAGTCGCCTGTTCCTTAAGAGACCCGAGACGATTGGAGTATTCAGCAATAGCGTTGTCGTAGTTGCTACGGTTGATCCCCATAGCTACCTCGGCACCCCTACCAGGATCTCGCATACCAGCAGAGAACCCTGAGAGTCCAGAGGCGATTCTGGTGAGCCAATTCGGCTTGTATTGATCCGGAGTAGGCATATTTTGCAATGCCTCTTTATAAGCTGAGAGACCCGGAGAGGGCTGATTCCTCGCGTTCTCCATCATCTCATAGAAATGGGAGGCGCGATCGTTAGGTCCCTGCTGAGCAGCAGAAGGAGCCTCTACAGTATCCTGACCACCAAAGTTGATTCGCCCGCGGAACCCACCTGTCCCTGGTCCGATGGGGCTGTCAGGTGTGATGGGTTCAGGAGCGATAGGCTCAGGAGTGGAGAAGGCTCGTTTCTGCATCCCCATCTGAGGAGCGCCACGACCCATGATGCTCTGCAACCGGATTCGCTGGATTGGGCTTATCATGGGTTATCTCCACGTCGGCTTGGGATATTGCGTTCCAACGTTGATCCCGGTATTACGTGGCGCGCCAAAACCCATCGCACCCATGCCGGTCATCATGCCACCAGCAGCACCCGCGAGGCCACCGACCATGCCCATCCAGTCTGTCTTGGGGTTATTCGCCATTCGAGCGTCGTAGGTATTTGCCTGCTGACCGTAGTTAGTCTGACGGCCTGCAAGATTAGCATCGAGATACATATCGACTTCACCGGGTCTCATACCGTAGAGAGATTGCATCCCTTCGAGACCCATCATGCGAGAATCTCGGTCGAAGTCGGCTCTCCATCTGGCGTCGGCAGCAGAGGCCGCAGAAGAAGCAGCACCTCTAGCAGCTGCTGATTCTGCCATACCTTCCAGACCCTGGGTGCCGAACATCTTACCCTTCTGGATCGTGCCCTGCATCCCGATCTCGTTGTTCCCACCTGCGGAGGCCGCTGCGGTCCTGTTCCCCGCGATGGAGTTCAACATATTCGATTCGGCAGATGCAGCCCCGCCTAGACCAGCGAGTCGATTCGAGCTCATCAGTGTTTGGAGGCCCGCTTCCGAGTCCGCGAGGTTTGACGATCCCCACTGACGGCCCTCGTTAACTTGCGACATGATGCCAAGTTCCGCATCGCGAGCCGCGTCTGCACCCGCTGCAGCTTGCTCTCTAGCAGAACGACCAGCCAGAGCACTTCTGCCAGGGCCGTATCCGCCTTGAACCGCTGCTCCTCGGTTAGCTTCTTCTTGCATCTGACGATAGAACGCAGGTATTGTAGATGTGGCTCTAGAGCGGATGTTACCTCGGTCTGCATCGGAGAGACCACCTGTTTTCGCAAACTCGTCGAAGACACCGTTACCTCTCATCCTTGCCATACCTTCGGCGTCTACGCCTCCGGTTCTGGCAATATCCTTGTAGCCTCGGATGTTCTCATCCATTGAGGCAATACGCGCTGGATCCCAACCACCGTTTCCAGCAATGTCCATGAGGTTCCCTTGGAACTTATTGAACATGCCGGTATCGACACCACCACCTTGCATGAAGTTCCGATAGGACCCTTCAACCTCACCGAATCGGCCGTCTCCTCCCGCACCACCATCTCCTCCGCCACCGCCTCCTCCCGAACCGCCGCCATACTTCGCAGGGTCGTAGTCGTATTTCCCGTTAGCAAAGTCCTTGAAGCCCTCGTATTGGACTCCATACATATCACCCGCGCGACCGGTTGCACCTGCCAGACCGGTGTTCACGGTGTTCATGTAGTTGGTATTATCGGCTGCCGCACCAGCACGATCCGTGTCGATCATCGCGTTGGTCTTCTTCTTTTCCTTACCTCCACCCATATTACACCTTCCTCAGTAAAAGTTCGCCGGGTTCATCTACGATCTCAAAGGAGAAATGTTTACTGATTAAGGTTGCAAACTGAGGATCTTTGATGAAACAATACAAATCTTCTAGACCAGCTAGGTCCGTCCCACGTATCGCTTCAAGTATAAGTAACTTAAGAGCTTCAACCTTGTTTCGTTGGCTGGCGTCTTTGTCCAGGAAGAACATAGCCTCGGCAAAAAGTCTGACTTGTCCGTAGGCGACGACTGTTCCTGATGAGTCCTCAACGACAGCATCGATAACCAGGTTATTCCGATTAGGAACGGAGAAGTCGTTAGCATGGTGCTTTCTCCAAATCTCGTCGATGACCTCCACATCATTCCGTCGAAAGCGTCTAATCTTCATTTCGGTTTCAGAATACGAGATTCACAGGATTCGATTTGTTCTGAATCCACAAGAGTAAAATGGCGCGAAAGTAGAGTATCTATCTCTGGTATCCAAGGTTCATAGTAAGTGGTGACAATTAGGTATCGCGTATGTGCCCGGAGATGTCTGAGGAGCAGTTCAGCATCTTCCCCCTCTACCTCATTGAAACGATTGAGGGAGATTATGACAAGCTGGAAATCATCCCTCAAATACAAGCTAGTATTAAAGATATTACCAAATTTAATGTTATCTCCAATACGGTCTACAGCTTTATGATAACGCTCGTCCCAACTCTCAACACCATATGGAACTAGGTAGCGATACTGGTCAACTATGCGTTCTAACAATACCCCGTTACCACATCCGAGGTCAAGGACACGACCGCTATCCAATAGAATCTTGCTGACTGACCTAATAACGAGATCATGTGCCTTTCGCATTGCGCTGAAATTTGAGAACCCGTTGTCCGACCATGTATCCTTTATCCCTTGAATCATGGAGCTGGGACGAGAAGATTGAAAAGGGAATTCAGTTCCCGTCGCACCACCTTCCGGGTAGCTAGATCCTGGGAGATCGTATCGGATCTCCTCGGGTAACGCATCGCTGGAGGTAATTACCTTTAGAACTGGAGTCGTGATCATCGCTACACCGTGGAGGGAGGACCATCGGACAGGCCAGTTGAGCATGTCCCTAATCCAATCTACCTCAAGGTCAAATCCTGCTTGTGTAGCATGGGTCAGAATTTTATCACCAACAATGGAGGTAATCTCGCAACCCAGGGAGCAGGGAAGGTGGAACACAGAACGAATGCCGAGATGCCGCAATAAAATGTTACAATGAAAAGTTCCGACATTCTTTGTGTTCCGAGTCATCGGGTAGGTCAGATCTCTCCAACCACGATCTACCCAATTGTCTTGAAAGAACTCAGTGCAGCAAGAGGGATAACCGAGATAAGTTCCGATCGTCAGATTATCCGACTCTAGCCAAGCTCTCATGAAAGCTTTGGGGTTATCCCCAATATAGACTCGATAATTCCAGGGCTTACCTTGCTCTAGTGGGATACTCGCATTCCCATATACTTTGGCTGCACCCTCTTGGCCAAGGATGACAAAGTCTAGTTCGTTATCATAGCAAAATGCTTGAAGCTCCATCAGACGCTCAGGAGCTACTGTCTGTAAAGCGCCTCTCCTTAGCCCTGAGGTTACAGTTCCAAGCTCGATCTTGGGCCAGGCTGAGTTGATGTTTGCTATCTTCGGTTGCCAGATATTACGCGCTTGTTCCGACACCCAAATGATGCGTGTGAATTCTGGGAGGACGAAGTCTAGGCGATCCATGACGGCTTCTCAGTTAAAAAGGTTGCTGGGATACCTTGCCTATTCATCGCATAATCCGTGTGGTCTCCATGCGCATCGCCATGAGGAACATCCCCATGAGCTACGTCACCATGAGCTACATCACCGTGGGATATGCCTTGCCAGCTTGCCAAGTAATCCCGTTCAATTTCCGCCTTGAATGCAGTATCCTTGGAGATAGGAAGCCTAGCCTCAGAGATAAGGTCAGTCTCAATACGCTCGAAAAGAGCATACCAAGTTTTGCAATCTTGTGTCCGATTCCGCCAGTCCCCATCGATGGCTGTTCCTGGACACTGACCCTTGCAGAAGATGAAGAAGGTGCAGTCCTTACATCCTCCATGTTCCTGAGGAGTCTTGTGGAGGAGGAGGTATCTCTCGTAGCCAGCCTCATCTGCTTTAACCCAGTTGACACCATCTTTATTAGCGCGACCACAATTAGACATAGAACCGTCAGGATTAATCCCCTGAACGGCATTAGTGGTGGAAGGGTCACAGTGGTTCCAAATACAGGAAACATTAGGATTCCTCTCGGTCAGGAGCTTGCGAATATCGGTAAACGGTTCCACATGGAGGCTAGAAGTTTTCGACCATTCGTAGAGTTCCAGGAACACATTCGTGGTCATTTCCTGTGTGAATCCGAGACCTTCCATCCCCTTCTCTACTTCGAGGAAATGGAGGTTGATATATCGGATTCCCCACTTCTCTACCTCATCAAGCCAGGCTGTTAGTTCAGGTAAGCGAGTCCCATTCGCTTGGTGAACAGTGACGATTAGAGAAGGATAAATACCCTCCTCACAGAGCCGATGGATAGCCTTTATCGTCCGCTCAGTGCCCACCAAACTACCAGAATGATCATGACGAAAACTATTAAGCTCCCCAGGACCGTCGATAGATATCCCCACGTAGACACCGTATTTCTTAAACAGGTCGATATGCGCCTCGGTGATGAGAGACCCATTGGTTTGGATTCCGTTCTTCCCGTATTTTTCGTAGCCGAATCTCCAAACTTCTTCCAGATGTTCAATGGGGGCAAGTAGTGGTTCTCCTCCAAAAGTGACGAAATCCACACCTATCCGCTCGATTTGAGCCTTGACCCGAGGCCAGTCTCGTTTGGTCGTAATGTTACCTGCATCCCGCTGAGTCTCCTGGTAGCAATAGGAGCACTTGAGGTTGCAGGCAATACCAACGGGGAGGTATTCTACAGTCATTATGGTCCAATGTAAGTCGGGTTATCGGTGTGAGGAGAATTTACGTGAGTTACATCAGTATGGTCCTGATGTGCTGCATTCTGATGGGGAGCATTCTGATGGGGCGTATCACCATGCGAGGAATTAGTATGCGCGCTGGAGTGAGCAGCATTCTGATGAGGCTGGTCATTGTGATCGTCTACATGCGCTGAGTTAGAATGAGCCTGATCTGTATGGTCTGAGTGAGAAACGTCACTATGATCCTGGTGATTGTTTATACTACCTGAAGTATCATAGTGTGAAGTTTGGTCACCATGTCCTACACCATCAACATTTCCATCGCTATGGTAGGTAGGCTTGTCGCCATGTTCTACGTAATCAGAATGACCACCTGAGCTGCTATTTACATGAGGATTGTCAGTGTGAGTATTCGTATGAGGAACGTTGGTATGCCCGTCACCATGAAAATCGCTATGGGGATTATCGGTATGTGCATCTCCATGAGACCCATTTGTGTGTGGGATTGAAACAGGAGGAACATTTACGTGTGGAGTGTTAACGTGGCTTGATCCTCCACCACCATCTCCATGAGCCACATCTTGATGAGCAATTCTGTGGACTTGATCTGCTCCAAGCCAACGAAAGTAGATCCATTCAATCCAGATAGAACCTTGTTGTCCATTAGGAATGACACCAGTCACAGCAGGCCCTGCGATATGGAGAACTTTAGTTCCAGACTCGTTGACATAAAGAAGGTTAGGTCCATCTACCCAAACGCAACCAGGCATGTAAGAGCCTGCGGGGATCACACCAACTAATAGACCATTCCATGCCCTTTCGGCTCCATCCTGATCGATGAAGCGAAAGGTGTCACCGGAGATCCAGATCGAACCGGCTTGCTTAGCCACTAAAAGCTCACGTATTTATTAGCGCCAACAGGAATTACAAATCCCTCACGGCACTGAGTATACTTCGCTACAACAATAAGAGGCGCGTAAGCGTAATCTGAGCTATGACATAAAAGATTAAAGTCTCCTTGACCCGGAGTTGAAGCCGCAATTAAAACTCCCCCACCACCTGTCCCATCTGCGCCATGACCTGAAACTGCTATAGCATACTGATTAGTTGGACCTGATATGTTGAAATGAGTCCTAGGCAGATAGAAATTACCGTCAGGATAGGATACATTACCTCTAAGGTTTATAGGGCCAATAAATCCTTGAGTAATATTGACAGCATTGGCGTTTTGATAGGCCATTGTGCCAAGGCCCATACCAGTCCCAATGCCTGCAAGAGTATTAGCACCAGTTCCACCACCCTCTACCGAGAGGATCTTATCTTGAAATGCCGTTCCATCCCACTCCTGAAACTTGATCTGTGGGTAGGTTGCCATCCGAAGCATCTTGACAGAGCCCACCGGGGGATTAACCAGGGCAATCCTTTGGAGAGAAATTGCGTCGATGTCACGATTTTTTACCTCATCGACGAAGGTGACGTAATTACTCGTGATTGTCGGTTTGGACCAGTCGGCCATTTTCCTCTCGCAATCTGGTAATCTCTGCGCTCATCTCGTCGATTTGAATGAGGTATTTTTGAACTTGGAGATTAAGACTACGACGGACAACTTCGAGTTCACCAACGATTGTGTAAAGATCTTCAGGTCTTATCTCTAACTGCGGTTGCGGGTGCATCGATGCCTCCGAGAGAATTCCAAAGAGTAGTAACCTGTGACTCTAACTGCTGATCCGTGGCCGTGCAAGTTGACTTGCCGGTAGCTTCGTCGTAGGTAGTAGTTGTTGTAATATTGACTCCCATAACAATTTGTGGTCCCGCAGCTACGCCTGCAGACAACGGATCTTTAACAACCTGCTGTGCATAATAGGCACGAGGCTGGTGATGTTGGACCGCTGGAGATTCCGTCAGAACCTTACCAGCAACAAACGCCATGACTGCGGTGACGCGCTCCATGAACCCACCAGGACCGACGTCCCGAGTTAGTGCCATCTGCTTTGTAGAAGTCTCAACAGCCATTTTAACTCCTAAATAGTTTGATAACAACCCATGAGTCTGATAGTGTCTCCAGCCTGAAGGATTACTGGAATACTACTTGTAACATAATCTCCAGTAACACCTCGCATATGACCTTGATTTACATTAGATATCCCAGCCGTTAGTGGAACTGCCTTATCAATAGAGACGTCGGTTAACATCCCGTGAAAAACTGGGAAAAGATATCCTACGTAAGCTGCTTGAAAGTCTTTTGGGACGTTAAAATAATAATACCCAGAACCAAAGACAGTTGTAGACCCAGATGCCATCTCCCAGATAAACCATATAGTTCTATCTACCCTAGTGTATCTCCCACGAAGCCCACCGTTCCCGATTGCAGGCTGCACCCCACTAGATGCCCATGTTGCAGCGTAATCTACCCAGGTCCCGATTGGATGTCCCAGACCATTGAGATCTATACCTCCTTGTGTAAGAAGGCCACCACCGCGAGAAATCATCAATGGAGTTTTCGTAACAGCAGTTTGATCGTCACTTAGACACTCAAAACGAATCGCATCCGTTCCTTGATATTGTAGTGTCCTCCAAACCTTCGCACCAGCAGGCGCACCAGGGTCGACGTAGGTCGTCAACATGTTAGCGCCATTAATAATATTGCCCGACTGGAGAGTTTGTGGAACAAAATAGTTATTAACGTGAGTATATGCTATATTCGCAGGCAACGGAGTCACAGGTGGTAGTCGAGCAGGGTCCATAACTCCCTCTGTGATGATAGACGCATTCAATCCGAGAGGACTCCAGGAGCTACCATTATCGGTGCTCTTCTCGAATATGTGCGTGCTCTGATTCCACCGTTGCCACATTAAATGATTCCTCGAGCTTTCCAATCCACCACACGACTAACACGATTACCAGTAGAATCAAATACATACACCCTAAACCCAACAGGATTAGGAACGTCCGTGAAATCGAATATGACAGTATAAGGTTCAGTAACAGACTTGGTGGTGCAAGTAATAGACTCCACATCCTTGAAAGCTTTTTTGAAATTGACCTGTGTTCCTCCAACGTCGGTAAGAAGTGCGTTGACCTCACCACCGTCGTTCTCACGCTTTACGCTCAGGGAGTAGGTCAGATTCCAGAGCTCGTAGAGAGCCTTATCAGAGGTTCCAGTAAACTCTAGACGAATCTTAAGATACCTCATTGATGGAGAATATAGAGAGACACCAGCGACGAATGGAGTATAGGTAACACCGTCCTCAGAGGTTGCTAGCTTAACGATGATGGTAGTTAACTCCTGGTGAACGAAGAAGTTCCAAGTGACTGTGATGATGGTATTCTGAATGACCACCCCGTAGTCTATTACTTCCTCGTAGGAGCCAGTAGTTGCGGTCGGTTGGATGTAGATGGGATAGCCAGCATCAACTTGAGCTTGGATCGTTGCAAAACCGAAGTTAACAAAGTGTTCCTCCCAGGTAGAAGGGGCCCAGCAAGCGATGAGACTAGGGATATATGGATCTCGAATTACGTTAACCCTGGTTCCATTCAAACCAGAAACTCGAGTATCCTGGAGAGCATAATCAGGAGGTGTCTGAACCTCAACTGTTGTCTCTGCAAGTGGACCCTTGTTCCCTGCTATGTCGACCGAGACGATCCCATATCTATAAGCGCCAGCTACATTTTCGAAGAAGGAGAAGAAGGTAGCGTCAACATTGCCAGCGAAGATCCCATTTCGATATGCCTCATACGTTAAGATCCTAAACGTAGAGACCGGGGCTACCCAGCGGAGGAGGACGTTATTATCAATTACCGTGCTTATGAGGGAGATGGTTCCAATCGGAGGAACTGTGACAACAATAGATAAAGAGTCAGTAGAGAAGACCCCATTCGAGTTCAGGGTCTTCATATAAAATTCGTGAGTTCCTACCTTGAGGGCATCAATGTCGGCTTGAAGCGACATGATCCGAAAGAGAAAGAGACCAAACTCAAAGGAGGGTCCCTTGCGAAGCTCGTAACCATAGGCTCCTAGAACCTCGGTCCAATTGAAACGCACTGTTGTCGGAGTGAATATGAATGAGATGGAACCAGGAAGAACTGGAATCGGAACTTCAGCAGGAGGAGCCTGAGACTCCAGAACGAGAGGAAAAAGCTCATCCTGAACAAGCATCAACCCACGATTAAGCTCCTGAAGGATCTGGTAGAGACGTGGGTTATCGAGCTGAATACCCTGGATTAGGGCTTCAACGCTGATATGGTCCTGAGCCATTACTCAGGCCTCGTCTGCCAGAGTTGCTTGTAGAACAACGAGAAATGAGACATCAGGAACCACTCGTTAGCTAAACTGGTTCGGAGCTTCACTGAACACCGTTCGGAGGTGAAGTTGAAACCCCGGAACAGTGGTTTACCTGGAGTGGGAGATAGAGCGAGACTTGGCACAAAGGCGGTCTGAACATCATCCAAACCGGAAAGAGTAATATCTAGATTTCCAACGCCCTTCAAACGCGCACGGAACCCAGTGAAATGATTGACAGGCCAGTCGTCACCTTGTGGGAGCAGAGGAAACTCCACCCAGCTGTCAATTGCCTGTCCACGGTCCAGCTTGGCAGTTCGATCCAAGCCGTCAACTCCAGAGGCAATCATGGAGCCGAACTTCATGAAAGATTCTTTATCCGTCTCCCGCACATCAACTACGACAGTGGAGGGAGGGAATGGAAACTTCCAGAGGGTGAATTTCATAGAGTCAAGGGAGAGACCATCCTGCCAATCCCCCACGATCATGTGGGAGGGGTCGGTAGCATTATCGAGAGGCACGCAGATGTAGATTCGGGCCTCCAGTGGGTCAACGGCAATCTCGACCTTGTGGAACTGTGCCTTGTTGATTCGGTCCCAAATGTCGGAGATGTTACCACTTATTTCGGTATCGGAGAAGGTTCCAACGTAGAGCTGGAGTCCTGACCTGTCGCAGATGAACGCCCTGTCTCTGACATCCTCTCCGAAGTCAAGGATCTTTCCGACGCCATGACATTCAGTTCCGACCGACTTATCCAGGGCGTTGACCTCCCAGAGAGCGGCGGAATTACCATTGTCCATCGTGATGTAACTTCGCTGCGATTTGCAACAGATGAGCTGGGTTCGGTATTCAAAGCAGTATTTAACGCCTCCGCCAGAATCTCCAGGGTTAATGGTCGTGAACCCCTCGACCGCGTCAAAGGACTCAGGAAATCCTGCCTGGGATACGCGCACAATGGAAGGGTTAGCATTCTCTCCCCAAACGATGAGACGTCCACGATAGATGTTGATACCAACGCCAGCCGGAATCGTAGAGAGTTGATCTACTAGATGGGAGGCTTCAGCCTGGAGGTCGGCATCGTAGAAGGAGACCGTTCGAGTAGTTTCTGCGTTGTTTCCGATCCGACCATCAGGGACGTAGTAGTAGGTTTTATTGAGAAAATCTCCATCCCATCCGATATCGACGTTAGTCGTAGAGATATTCTTCGTAGCAACTATGACCCTAGCTACAGTTCCAGTAGGTCCAATAGGAATGTTAGCAAGATTAACTTTGAGGTTTCCAGTTAGGTTCAGGGCTAGGTAGGCTCCGATTTGGGTAAGATGGCCCGAGGCAGTCTCAAATGCTACTGCAAAAGCGTGGACGCCCTTATCCATCGGTCCAGTAACACCCTCAGTTCCAGTCATAGCACCACTAGGACCAGTCCCACCTGCGGGACGAGCCGTTCCTGATCCCTCGTAGACGTATACCACTGAGCCTGGAATCCCTACGATTCCTGTGTGTGGAGTGATGTATGCCCGATTGAACATGGACACCATCGAAAAATCCGACATTCCTCCAATGGTCAAAATGGGGAGGGAGAGGTTTGTGGAGTCCCAAAGGCGGGCAGCATCATCGAGAATAAGGAGGCGAGGAGCTTCACCAATCCTTTTGTAGATAGCAATGCGGCGGATGTTGAAAGTAGTAGGGACTACTATTCCAGACCCCTCCCTCGTATGCACGTCGGCATGGGAGAAGGCTACGTTCTGGGAGTCGTTAAAATAACCGGGAGGAGTAGTTTCCTCTTCCCCCCGGTCGAACGTCCCTAGAAACTGATTGAAGCTGATAGGGTCGTGGTCCCGAACAGGCATCTCATCTCCCGTCGACCATAGATGCTGATTCGAGAGCGTAGGTCGCCATGACGTCAATGCTGGTCGCTCCGGTCAGGGCACCACCAACACGCTCGATGGAGATTGCTGTGTTGGGGTCGGTCAGGTTGGTAGAGGCACCGTCTGCCAACACCGTGGCATTCGCTGCTCCCATACGCAACATGGTGCTCTGGGTGAGACCTGCGACAGCGAGGGTGAGGAGATTGACCTTGACGTTGTTGACGATCCCTGTAAGTAGGATAGAGGTAATCCCTGCCGCCGCTCCCCCGTTCGCGATCGCAATGACATCAACGAGACGATAGCGACCTCGTGAGGTAGCAGGGAGGAAGACGGTCCCCGGAGTAGTGACGAGATCGGCAGGAAGAAACCGAGTCCGGTTGGTGAGTAGGACTTCATGATCCTGGAGCTTGTAGATCTCGGTCTGTCTGTTCTTTCTTCGGAGTGGCATTGCATCTTCTCCTTTTTAAGGCACCACGCCCCTATTGACGATACCGAGTCCGCATCCTACGAACCGGCATTCTCTGTCCCCGCTTCACGAGCGTTCCGATGAGAACATCATACCATTGCTCAGCGTCGGAATTAAGAGCACCAGCGCGGGTATAGTTCTCACCTAGAACCCCAGCCGCGATAGCTGCGGTCCTAGCCTCTAGGAATAGCTCCGAGTTGAGGATCTGGATGGGGGTATTGACGTCGCTGATAGGCGTCAGCCCCTTCATATAACGAATGTAAACGTCTCGATCTCGCGTAGCACCGACGAACTTAATTTGCTCCTCTCGCCAAGCCCAGACGTTCAGCTCGGTGGTAGCTTTAGCAGAGGGCTCCCAGCTGCGCTCCTCGATAGTATAAAAGTCAGAGATGGGTGCTCCAGCATCTCCTTCCTTTACTTCAATCGGGTAAAGCAGACCAGCCGGGAGCCCAGACCCATCTCCTAAAGCAACGGTCCCAGCGAGAACAGGAACGCGCGCAGATACCTCCTTCGTCACTCCCATTCCAGCCCGTGAGATCCTAATCTGGAGCTCTCGGTAGGCTTTGTTGAGCAAAGGGAGGAGTGCCGTATCGTTGTAGATGATCCCCTGAGGATCGTTCAGCAACGGCTTGGCACCCGCGAGAATTGAGGACGCTAGAACAGCCATGTTATTCTATTTCAGAATTGGGATCGTTGAAGACCACCGCTTTGATCGCCCACATCGCTGTGGTCTCATTCTCAGTTATGGCGATTGATTGCTGACGAGACTGAGGGCAGATCTCCCGGATTAAACGTTCGCCCTCGGAGAAATGAGCACGGAGCCGGTTGATCTTTTCGAGACCCTCCGATGAGGGCTTGTGATACGCATACGGTTTATCGATCATGATGTAAACTCCAGTTAAGTGTTCGCCGGGGGAACAGTTTCGGGTTTGCGGTTGACCTTCTCGATCATCCCAGAGTTGAGAAATTCCTGCTTGTATCGTGCCTCGTCGACGATCCCATGACAGGAGGGGCAGATGCAAGCGTTGGGGTGAATCTGGGTGAAGCAGAACTTGCACTTCGAGAGAGCTTCCTCAATCTTGTGTGCGATCATCCACTCCCGATTCACCTGACCCAAAACGGTCGCCGCCGTCCTCTGTAGCTCGGTGACGAACTTGTGCTGGCGGTAGCGAGCCCAATCATCATCAGCCATCTGGAGGAGCCGCTTATACCACTCGTTCTGGAGCGAGATCATCGACTTCAGAAGGGAGGCATGAGCATAGGCGAGCGACCGTTTACCATCGTCATCGTTCAGGTATTCACCCCAGACCCACGCGAGTCCAGGCTCGGCGATCCCACCCTCGTAGCAGATCATGGCAACCTTATGGTCCTCCACGATGGATCGTGCCACAATATCAGATGGATCAGGCACGATGAGTCGGGGTCTGTTTTCGTCGAGGTAAACCGAATGCTGGCACCGCTCGACAGAGAAAAGAGTGAAGTCTCCAGGAGCGGTATAGGGGATCTTGAAGACCCCAGGGACCAGACCAGGCTTTTGCTCATGGAGCGGGTATGGGAGCATCGAGATGACGGTCGAAATGTCATTACTTCTTACCGGAGATGACGACATCTGGTTCTACCCTTTCGATGTAAACCTTTTTCGAATCCATGAATACTGAGTTCTCACTGGCGAACAATGCACTTCTACCGGATGCCTCGAGCTCAGCTTCAAAGTATTGAGCTTCGGCGTCGGTTTCGGCGTGGTATTGCTTCCGCATGTCGGAGTCGGAAAGTCTGACCCGGTCTCCGAACTCAAGGTTGTGCATAACCGCGTCCAGAGCCCACTCAGTGAGTGGGAGAGGGTTGCCAGCCTTGTCTTGAAAGAAGTAGATCGGCTCATAAGAACCGTTCATAGTAGGACGTGTTATGTCCAAATCCCGAGTTGCTAATACCTCCCGATGTATAGCAGCATCAGGAGGCAGAAAACAAAGCCGCTCAAGAACCCAACGGTTAGGGGAGTTCCAATACTTCGGAACTTCTCGAACCTCCTCGACCTCTCGAAGAAATATTTTTCCGTAGAAGTCCGAGAATTTGCCACGGCGCATCTCCCTTTGTGATGAAGACCAAGTAAGACGCCAGATAGGACGACCATCGATAGAGCGACCCCGCTCGCTCAGTTTCCGGTTAAAATACTGAGCGAGCGGGTTATCCAAGCTAGTAGCCCGAGGGAACCGTCAGCCCGTCGATGTAGGCACAGGCAGCGGGGTTGTTGACGAACGTGTTGAACGAGGCAACGATGTAGAAGATCGTCGCCGTCGCAACACCACCCGAAGGTCCGCGGAGCTCGAACAGCCGCCGACCCTCTTCCTCGTAGAATCCCGGAGGATTCATCTCGGCACGACCCCACACCTCATTCACGATGAAATCGATGCGGGTCTTGTCCCACGAGTAGCTCCGGCGAATCGGGGCTCCCGCGATCTGCTGCACGTCGAAATAGAGGTCCAACTTCTGATTGGAACTACCAGTTCGAGTGATCACCTGAGCCATCTGGCCAAGCTCTTCATAAGCCTGGACCTGGCAGGGGTGCATCCACGCCGTGACCTTGGTCCCGTTGTCGAGGCCAATACGGTCGCCGATACGGTTCAGAGCCAGACGAGCGTGCGCTAGGGCAAGAGGCCCAGCCGCGTTGACTCGATTGGCCCGAATCTCTGGGAATTGCGCACGGTCCAAGCCCAACCACGTCCCGGTGGAGGCGTTGTTGTGGTGGTATGGGACTCCGAGAAGGGCAACAGGATTTGCTCCAGAGAGACCCTCGATGACAACTCTGTCCCCGAGAGCGGGAGTAGTTGTTGCTCCTCGGATGCGGAAGGTCTTGTTCGCATAATCCACCTGATCGATCTGCGCCGCGGTGCCGACCAGCGTGCCATCACCGGAGGGAGTGATGACCTTGGCCGCTGCGAAAGTCGAGTTGTAGATCGAGACGAACTGACCATACCGAAGGAGTCGGACGCCGAAGCCGTCAGTCGTGCAAGTGTAGGTGTCCTTGCCAGCGGCAGTTGCAATCGACGTGATCGTCGCAACCGCACCATCTCCACCCGTCATGAGGGAGGAGTCAACCTGACGACGGAACTCGGCCATCGCCTTGGCCAGGAGCTGCCGGAAAGCGTTGACAACTGACTTGCGTGAGTCGTCCGTCGCCCACTGAGCGCGCTTCTGCCATTCCACGCCATGCTTGAGATGGACCGTGGATACCAAAGCCTTTTCAAAGCTCTGACCGTCGCCTCGTCCGAGGTCGCCACCGTCAGGAGAGAAGTAACCGAATCGTCC